TAGCGCCGCCTGTCGCTCTCCAAGTCGCTGCCATGTCTCAGACTCCTGTGATGATCTTGCCCGTGCCGGTCGTGGCACGGAAAACTTCGATGTCGCCGCTGCCGTCCATCTGCGGACCCGCAGCCCATTGCCTGACCTTGCCCTCGCGCAGCGCCGTCACGCTCGCGTCAAGATCGTCGCGGGTGTCACCGGGCATCAGCCCCAAGCGCCGTCCGGCCTGAATCTTGAGCATAAAGTCTACGCATCGCTTTACCGCCCACTCGGGGACGGGCGACTCCACGCGAAGCAACCATTCCCCAATCGCAGGTCGCCACTCCATCGCGGGCTGTTTCACGCCAAGAACCTCAGTTTGTAGAGGGTGGAAAGGTACAAGCCAACAATCTCGTCGATGACGTTCTGGATGGCCGAGTCATCCTTGCTGCACACCTTGTAGCGGTTGGCCTCAACCTCTGCAAGTGACGCCTGCAAAAACTCAACGATGTTGCCGGTCTTTTTGATCGGCGCCATCGTCACCGCGCCCATCAGCCCATGCCGGCCCTGATACGCCTCTGCAAAGGTGTCGGCCAGGTCAACGATGCCGTCGTAGAAGCCCGAAAGCGCTTGGTGGCGGGCGTAGCTGCGCGTACTCAGATGAACCGAGTGCGCAACGTCGCGCGCGGCAAACAGGTGGCCTACGAACTCTGAGGCTTTCATGCCAGACCCTCCGGCGGCATCATCCCGTCAGGCGGCATACCCATGCCCATATCAGGCGGGGCTTCCGGCATTTCGGGCATTTCCGGCGCCAAGTCGCCCGAAGTCATCATGCCATTCAGCGTGCCAAGCACGATGTCTTGGATCTGCTCAGGCGTCATCTGTTCCTGCACCGCGGCAATCCGCTTGGTTTCGGCCTCAAACGCCTTGATGTCAAGCTCACGCGCTTCCATAGACGTTTGCACCTTCTGGAGCATCGCGTGCATCATGTCCATCTCTTGCGCCATCGCCTGCATCTGCATGTTGGCAGCCTGCAACGCCGGGTTTTCCTCGTCGGTCAGCAGCTTCGGGTCGATCATCTTGCCAAGGCGCTTGGCGATTTCCTGCGCGCCCGGCCAGTCCATGTTCTTCACGAACAGGTCGCCCGCCACCGGCCACAAGTCCGGGTTGGCCGTGAGAATCTGGCTCATGGCGTCCATCGCTTCCTGGCGTTTCGTCATGTACGACGGGCCGGTGGTCACGCGGACATCGTACTTGCCGACAGACGGGTTGTAGATTTTCTCAAGCACCACGCCCTGCTCGTCCGTGATCTTGCGAACCGGCTCTTGCTGCGTCGGGTCGATGCGGACGGTCTTGACCTCGCCATCAAGCCCCACGATGCGCGCGATACGCTGCGTGTCGTAGATTTTCGGTATCAGGTCGATGATCTGGCGCGTGACAGCTCGGACGGTTCTACCGATGTTGTCGATGTAGTGGAACGTGCCGGTGTCGCCCTGCTTCTCACGCGCCAGAATTGCTTTGCCCGAACGCTCGTTGGATTGCGCTCCAAGGCTTGAATCGTACTGCCCGGTGGCGCTCTTGATGTCGTCCGCCGCGCCCAACTTGGCCTGCAACAGACCGCTAGAAGCCATCGGCGGCTGCGCGCGCGCGGGGAGCGGCAACACGCCGCCCTGCCCGTCCGTCACATCCGGGTTGACCTCAAGGTACGGCCAGTTGTTGGTGTTGGCCGTTTTCCACTGCTGCTCGTAGCCTTCAAACTGGCCACCGTAGCCGATGAACGGCGCTTTGGGCGCCAAGGCGAGCATTTCCGCCTCTTGGCTCACCCAGTAGTTGTACATCCGCTGCGCGTCCTTGGCGTTGCGCACAAGGCCGGAGACGTACATGCGCCCGTCAACCTCAAACTCGTTGCCGATGGCGCGAACGACCGGAATCCAATCGCCCGGCCAGTCCTGTTCCTCAAGAATCTCGTAGCCGTTGGTCTTGATCCACTTGACCTGGCAGCGGTCAACCTCGCGCGTGCGGACGACCGGCAGGCCCATCATTTCGGCCTGCGCAGCCTCTTGCGAGCCGGCGAACGCCGTCAGGTTGCCCGGATACAGGTTGAGCGTGGCGCGGGTGTATTCCTTGTAGAAGTATTCCGCGATGCGCACCGTCTCCCGGCTAATCCATTGCGTCATCGCGGAGTCACCGACCCCGCGCTGCATGATGGACGAAATCGGCTCGGCGTCCGGGAACGCACGCTCAAACTCGTCGCGCGTCATGTCCTCGGTGATGAAGCACCACTCCGCATCCATGCCCGTAGGGTCTTGGATGGTGGGATCCATGTAGACGCTGAACGAGTTGCGGATGCGTCCGATGAACACGTCTTGGTCGAAAGTGTCCTCGTCGCAGTACTTCGTCAGAATGCGGACGTACCCTTCGCCAAACGTCACCTGATTGTCGCAGGCGGTGTCGTAGGCCACGTCGGCATCCGAGATGTACTCGATATGCCGCACCATGCCGTCGAAAATCTCGGCCACTTCCATGTCGGCCTTGTCATCCACCGGGATGACCTTGCCGGCCGGGCGGTTCTGCCGCTGTTCGTTCGTGACCTGCCGGACGTGCTGCGGGAGCTTGTTGATGGTCAAACACGGACGCGCGTTGACCGTCTGCCCCTGCACCGAACCGCGTGTCGCTAGGACATCCTGCGGCCATTGCCATTGGTTGTCCGGGCTACCCGCCATGAACCGCAGGTCATCCAGTTCGTCCTCGCGGCTGTCCGCATAGGCGGCGATGGCCGACACCATGCGCGTGCGCGCCGTCGCTAGGACATCCTGCGCGTTGCGCTTCTTGCCCTTGGGCGCGGGGTCGCTCGACCGCGCCGCCGCCCGCATGCCTACCGGGTCTGTAGCCACGGTCAGGCGCCCATCCAACTGCCGGACATACCGCCGCCCTCACGCAGCGTAACGCGCCGCTCAGACGGGCGCTCCGTGCGGCTGGCAACGGGGTATGCAAACGTCACGGCGATGGCGTCAGCCGCATCAGGCGAGGCCAAACCACGGGCTTTCATGTCTTTCTTGCTCTCCAAAAGGATTGCACCAGCGGAGTTGAACTTCTGGTGCGGGCCGACAAAATCGGCTTTCAGCACCCGATCATCGGGCACACTTGCACCTTTCAGCCATTCTCGCATGTCCGCCCACATTTCGGAACGCTTGTTCTGCCAGGCAGCCGGATTACGCGACTTCCAACCGAAGTTCACGCCTCGTACCTTGTAACGCTGCTCCTTGAGCCTGTCAAGGATGCCGTAGCCCAAGCCACCCTCGTCAATCACCGTCAGCGCCGGGCGGTACTGCTCAATGGCGTCAATCACCCGCCCCACCGTCGCCATCGTATCCTCACCCCGATAGCGGTGCAGAGCAAGCAAATCGCGCCCCTGGCGCACGGCGATGACCGTCGCATCCGCCCCGCCGCGCGCGGGATCTACGCCAATCACCCTAGGAGCGTTCTCGTCCTTGAAACGAGGCCGCGCCATAGCTTCGTCCACCAACCGGGGGCTGATGAACTGGTCGTCTCCGTCAGAAGGGAACTCTCCGTAGACTTCAACTCGGGCTTGGGGGCTGTCAACGCCGTATTCCGCGATGATTTGCTCGTAGACCGCTTTATCGGTGTCTTCGACGGTGCGCGCGTCGATGTTTTGCGTTGTCCAGAAGTCCCTTTTCGCGTTGAAGCACTCATAGAAGTAGCCCTCCGGCCGTCGTGGGTTGGAAAACGCCATCCAGAAGCGGTTTGGCGTGTTTTCCGTGAAAAATCCGGCCGTCACCGACCAAATCGGGTCGGGAATACCGCTCGCCTCGTCGAAAATGACCAAAACGCCGTCGAAATTGTGAACGCCGGCGTAGGCATCCGGGTTTTCCTCGCTCCACAACCGGCCTTCGACCGACCAGTAGCGCGTACCCTTCTTGAGATCGCGCTCGACCAGCTCCGCCAACCACTTCGCCGGCATGACCCGCGTTGCGCTGACCTCAAACCAATGGCTGTTCATCATCAGCGCAAGCCATTTTGTGACTTCCGCCCAGGTGATGGAGCGCAACTGGCTCTCGCTGTTGGCCGACACAATCGTTGTGGAGCCTATCCGCGTCGTCAGCATCCACAAAATCAGCCAAGACACCAGCGCCGACTTGCCGATACCACGCCCCGAAGCCGTCGCCATGCGCAGCACTTCGAAGTTGGTCAGCTCCTTGTTGCGAGCGATGTGCGCCGTGATGTCGCGCAGCACTTTGCGTTGCCACCGCCGCGGCCCCTTGAAGTGCTCCAACGGGGTACCCTTCTGCCCCCACGGGAACACGAACAGCACAAACGCTTCCGGGTCGTCCTTGATAGCAGGCGACCACAACCGCGCCATCAACAGTTCTTCTTCCTCGGCGCTATAGATGGGCGTCTGCATCAGCGGCCTTTGATGTCGATTACGCGGGAATCGCCTAGCACCGCATCAATTTCGGCTATCCGCGCCCTGTCGTATTTGCTGCGCGGGTTGAGCTGCTTCCGATACGCTCGGACGGCGGCAAGGTATGCGTCGAAACTTTGGTCAATCGCGCTGCGGTCGCGGTCAAGCAAAATCCGAGCGGTGCGCAACGCGGCAGGGTCGTCAAATCGCGCCGCCGTCTCTTTTATGCCACGCCAACTGCTCAAATCCGGCGCCGCGCTAACTGGCAGCCCTAGACCTTCTAGTTTGGCGATAACTTTGGCGCGGCGATCTGCCTGCTTCAGCCAACTTTCGTTTTGCAGCAACGCGTCTACATCCTCCTTACGCACAGCGGCATCCGACGCAGCGGCAAGCGATGCCGTATCCGCTGCTTCTTCATCCAAAAGTTGCTGCGCGCGGCGCTTGGTCATGTCAATAGGAGCGGTAATCCGAAGCGCGTTGCTTGGCGGCCGGCGGCCAGGCGTCGGCAGCAGCTCCCCCACCACTTCGCCAAACCCCAACGGCCCCGCCGCTGCGCGCTGCCGCAACTCCCGCAACATCTGCAACGCCACCGCCGGGTTGCTCGCAAACTGACCAATAGCCGCTAGCTGCTCCGTGAACGCTGCCA